CCAAGGGAAGAAAATCGTGGCTGGGGGCAAGACCGTCCGCATCACGACCCAGACCTACAAGCCCGGGTCGGCGTGGATCACGCTCGTCGTCATCGACGACAACCAATAAAGTGGTCAAGGTAGACATCACTCCAAAGTCCTACGCCGAGTTCAAGGACACCTTGGAGGCAATCGCCCGAATGACTGGGGTCGCCGAGAAGGATGTCGCCAAGAAACAAGCCATGCTCCTTTGCGAAGACATGGCCCGCTTTACCCCTCCGCTGGTCAAGGGTGGTGGTGGTGGCCTTTCCAAGACCGCCGCTATGGCTGGAGACGGAGCGGTGGCTGGAGACATCCGAAAGATTTTCGTGGCAATCGGAGACCGAAACATCTCAAGCCAGAAGGCCATCGTCTTTCAGAGCCTTGCCCATGCCACGCAGACAGGGAACCGAGCTTCTTTTGATGCCATCGTTCGGCGCTCAAGCTTGGACTCCCTTCGCATCTCTCCGATCATGACGAAAATCCTGAACGACCCGAACCATGACCGGGCGTTCTTGAAGGCAAGGAACTACCTTAACCGCGTACCAATCAAGTCCAACGAGTACGGCCTATCTTTCGTCCAAGACCTCCGAAGCCACCACAATCGAGTAAAAGCCAAGTTCGGTGGACGCATCAAACGCAACCAAGGCATCGGTGAACCTAGGTTGTTGGTCCAGGATAAGAAGACCCTCACCGATTATATCCAAGAAAGGCAGTTAGCCGTAGGCAAAACCAAGTCCGCTTGGCTTCGTGCCTTGATGGGTCTGCCCGCACCATCTGGAAAGAATGGCCCCATCAATTACGGCTACGATTTGCGCAAGGCCACCTACATCGCACGACACGCCGGGGCAGGTGGCTATTCTCGCGTTAGCGAAAACGCAAAGGAGTATTTGATTACCATCGGAAACTTGATGGGCAACGTAAACGCCATCGCAGACGAGGCCAGCACCATGGCACTTGCTCTGGGCAATCGTGATCGTCAGATGAAGTCCGACATGGAGCAATTCCTAGAGAAAACCATCCGACGAATTAAGCGGGGTGCTAGGTCTTAAGCCTTGTCCGAACGGACCCGCACGAACACCGGGTGGCGAAGCGAGCCTTTGGGGGTCTTCATTTGAAAGTCCACTTCGGCGACCTTGCCGATGAGCTGAGAGCGGTTGACCAATAGTTCGCGGCGGGTGGCATCGTCCATCCCCGTGCCGACGCTGACGTCCCTGCGACCGCAGCGCACGATGACGCAACCAGCCATGCCGGCACACTTGCCAGAACCCTCGACGATGTCCACGATCTCCCCGTCGGTGGTGTCGGAGTCCTTGACCTTTAGCCAAGCCCTGGAGCGAATGCCGTGGGCATAGTGGGCGGAGGTGTCCTTGACCATGGCGCCCTCGAACCCCTCGGACGTAAAGCGAAGAAAGGCTTCCTCTGGGGTGATGGAAACGCTTGGGACAAGCAAGATGGCCTCCGCATAGGACTCGGAGAACAAAGCCTCCAGCGTGGCACGGCGGGCCTTGTAATCGCCAACGCAGGAAGGGATGTCGAACAACCAGACGCGGGCATCATCGGCGGGAGCCTCAGAACGAAGGTCGCCGACCGAAGTGAAGAATGACTTCCCAGACACGGCCTCGCCATCAAGCGTCCATACGCCTTGGCGATAACGCAACAGGTGCAGGACTTCGCCGGCAAGGTGGTCAAGGGACGGCATTGGATTGCCGTTGCGAGTCTCAAAGGAAACGCGGCCTTCGTCTAGGTCAGCCGTTACGATCACGCGAAGGCCGTCAATCTTAGGCTCGCAAACATACGATGCGGGAAGTTCCCCGTCATAAAGACGAGCCAGCATAGCCTTGCCCCTTTGCTTGACGGTCCGTGGCTTGGCAATGTGAGGCGTGGCCTTCTCAAACATGGCGAAGAAATCGACTAGGGCTTGGCTCATGGAATAACTAAAACCCTTATAAGACCCCCCGTCAACCCCATTCTATCCCATATACGGCAAAGGTATGGGCACCAAATCCATCCGCCACATCGTCGAGTCCACGCTCGCCACCTACCTGTCCACGCAGACGGGCCTCACCACGGTCTCCTTCCTCACGGGTGACTCCGCCGCGACCCAGACCCTCCCGAAGGCCGTTGTCCTCTGCGACTCCGCCCGCCCGCCCGGTAGCCTCCCCGAAGGTGCTGGCAACTACGACTGCTCGGTCCGCATCACCCTTTTCTCCAACGCCGACGACACGACCCTCGCCGATCACCGCCTCCGCTGCGCCGCCTTGGTCGGCAATATGCGGGACCTCGCAAGCATCCAAGCCGCCTTCACGGCTGGGGCCGACGCGTCCTGCTACGACGTCACCATCGGGTCCGAGGACGAAGGGGTAGACGAACGCTCCTGGGCGACCGCCTTCTCCTTCTCGGTGATGGTCTGCCTCGCCCCCTGATAGTTATTCCAAACAGGGCAAAGACCATGGCCGCCGTATCTACTGGAACTTCCTGCCTCTTCGGCATCAATGGCACCGTCTCGAACCTTTTCGTGCAGTCTTACTCGGTGAATGCCACCTTCAACCTGTCGAACACGGTGGCTGATGAGACTGGCCTGACCAAGACCGCCCGCTACGACGACCGCAAGACCGAGATTACCGTCGACGGCATCTGCAAGACCTCGACTATGCCGACCATCGGCGACTCCTTCTCCTTCACCATCAACGCCGACACGGCCTACCCGAGCGGCTCCAAGTCCACCTCCTACGTCGGCACCATCACGGGCGTCTCCCAGAAGGGTTCCAACAAAGACTTCACTTCGGTTTCTATCACGGCGGTCGACTACGAAGGCGTCACGCCCTAATTGACCCAGCGGACGGCAGGGGCATAGTCCAGGAATGGACGACCGCTTCCTGAACGCCTTCATCGACCCGGCTCCCTTCAAGTTGCTGGGTCGTTCGCTTTATCCGTGGTGCCTCAAGTACCGCGTCAGGCTGATGGCCTTCAAGTCCCCTTTAATCATGGGAGACCGAGGAGTCTCCCCCGCCGACCTTGTCTTTGCCTGCAAGGTATGCGCCGAAGAACCACTTGGGGAGATTACTTGGCGGGACAAAATACGCATTTCAATGCTCAACCATAATCCAGTAAGGTTTGAGCAGATGCTCAAGGCCTTTGCCGGGTATGTTCTAATCCATGACTGGCCCAAGTTCTGGGAGCAGGACAACAGTAAGGCCGGAGGCAACAAGGGCGTCCCTTGGCCCCTCGCCATCGTCGCCAATCTCATCGCCTCTGGCATCGAGGAGAAGCGGGCATGGGAGATGCCGGAGTGCCAAGCCATCTGGCTCAACTCAGCCCTAGCCATCCGCAAGGGTGCCGAGGTGGCGATCATGACGCCCGAGGAGGAAGCCTTCATGGCCTCCGAGCAAGCCGCGTCTGCTTCCAATCCTGCAAAGGAGAAGACCGACTAACATGGCCCAATCCCTGGAACTCAACATCAAGACGACCTCCGACGTCCCGCAGGCCATGGACAAGGCCAAGGCGGCGACCTCTTCCTTCGAAAAGCAGATTGGTGACATCGGCAAGAAGTTCGGCACATCCTTCAAGGACATCTTCCTGTCCTTCCTTGGTCCGATGGCTATCCTCAGCACCGTCCTTGGGCTGATTGGTAAGATGATCGCGGAAAATCAGAGAAAGCGAGATGAGGCACACCAAGCAGCTATCAACGACACAAACGAGCTGATGTCCGCAGAAGATAGGTATTATGAGAAAAGGAAAGCCAATGAAAAAAAGGCCAAGGAAACAAAAGAAGAAGCTAAATTGACCCGCGAGGAAATCACAAGAGAGTTTTTGCTGAAAGACCCAAGAGGTCAGAAATTGGTTCAGGAAAGGATTGATGAATATCCTGGCGAGAAGAATTGGTTTAACGATGCCATGGAAAAGGAGAACAATAAATTAAAGAACGACATCACGCTTGGTTTATATCCAGTCATGATACGCTCAGGTATGTCCGAGGAAAAAAACACCCAAGACATCGTGCAGGCTATGATTGCAAAAGACGCTGCTGAAGAGGCTAAGAAGAACCCACCACCACCCACCGGGCCGACCTCATTCAAGACCCCCGAAGGCTTTGGCAATATCGTCGGAGTCGGCGCAAACCCTGTCATGGAAGCCATGACCGCCCAGCTCGAAGAGTCCCGAAAGCAGACAGCACTCCTTGAGAGCATCAGCCGCGGATCGGGTGGCGGCGTCCCAACCGACTTCACGAAATCCCCAATTCCCTCCCGCGCTGCCTTGCTCAAGGGCGGCAACTAATTCCCAATGGCTATCGTAAACACCGGCAACGACCTCGTCGCCCCGATCCTGCAATCTGGCTGGACGGTCGTCTCGGACGGCTTCGGCCTCCACACCTCGGTCAGCGTCTACAAGGCCGACCACACCTCGGCCCTCACGGCCTTCCTCGTCAAGGGTACTGCCCACCCCGACCCGTCCTATTCCTACCTTAAAATCGACAAGTGGCGCATCAGCTGGGACGCCCTGGACATGGCGACCGTCACGGTGGACTACGTCGGCATCGACCCGTCCGTCAACAGCGGCGTCCGCACGAATCCGAACACCTCCGCGGCAAACGGCCTGACGAGCGAACCAATCACCTCGCACCCAAACTTTT